TAATAACGCCGTTGTTTTACCGGTGTCTGAGTGACCACGTAATAGAGTGATGTGGCCTTTCGGGATTCCTGGGATTTGTAATGTGTCTTGAAACGCTTTTGATAACGGAATCCACTGTTGGTCCTTAAATTTGATGGACGTAGATGATAAGTTCTTTGATCGTTTAAAAGAATCCAAATTGAATTCTGTTTTGATAGCTTTTGATACGGTGCTATTTAACCCTTCTTTAGCCTTTGCCATTAGTGCGGTTTAAAAAGCCCTCGTTTTTAGGTGAGGGCTTATAAATTAAAAGTTGAATAAATCGTCGATCTTGGAATCGATCTCGGTCTTACTTGTGTTTAAACTAAAAGCCTGTTTAGGAGCTTCTTCTGTTTTTTCCCAAGGTAAGTCTCCTGTTTCAGCAGTTTTTTCTACAACTGTATCAGCATTTTGTTTGATCTCTTCTTCAGGATTCAAATGCGCTAATAAAGCAGCTTTCATCTCTTCGTAAGAATAACGCTTAAATAAAGTATCTGGATCTGGCTGCGTGTTTAACCACAATTTAACTTTTTCACTATCTTCTGATAATGGAGTTACTTTGGTTCTTACACGAACTGTAGATGTGTTGTACATCAATCCAGTAGTTTCTTTACCTGCTGTGTCGACTGTAATGTCGTGACCTTGAATAGGGTCTGTGAAATCGCCTACGTCTTCGTCTTCCAAGATTGCTAACAAGTCCATGTAAACTTGCTTACCGAATTCCCATAATCTTACGCCTTTGTCTTCTTCGTTTCTTACGATAACTGGAACAAATACACGTAATTTTGGTTCTAACTTCTTAGCAGTTTGCCAATTGTCTCTTTCACTTGATTTTCTTAAACCTTGTGCGAATTCAACAATAGGATCTTTTTCGCCGAAAGAAGTCGGAGAAATCATTGTCTTGTTGTTGATACCGTAGTGGAAAAATAATTCCTTAAATGGGTTCGATTTGTTGTACATAGAAGGTACAATACGAACGATGTGTTTACCGACAGTAGGTTTCCAGATTGTTAAACTGTAATCCTTTTTCTGTCCGCCTCTTGGATTCTGTAGGGAAGCGAGCCTAGATTTTAATTGTGAAATGTCCATAACTGTTGTTTATTATATAAGCTAATATACTAAAAATATTCGAAAGAAAAAAATTTATTCCTCAGTGAGTTATACTGCAACTATCTTGTGGATAGAAGTGTTTAACTTTCTTAGGTCTTCTCCTTGCGTTAATAGGATAGAGTTCCTATAATCAGCCCAATTTACCACGAACTTATTATCCAATACTCCGTTGTTCAGAGATTTGATTAGCGTGTTAAGGGCATTAATTGTGTATAGGGTGTTGGATTCTTTTTTTCGGTGCAATAAAATAGTATTCGGTAGGATCTTGGTGTTAGGGCCTTCTATCTCTATATTATATGTGCACATGTACTCGTCAGACTCTGGGGATGCCAATACGAATATCTTATTGTAAAGTATCTTGTATTCTTTATTTATTTCTTGCAACCTTTCGTCTAATAACTCTTTTTTAGCGAATGTGCAAAACAGCTTGTTCATAAGCGATTCTGGTGTTAATTCTAATGTGTTTGTTTCTGTCATAACCTTGTTTAATAAATATTTGTAATTAGTTTAGAATGCATAGCTGGTTCCATGTTTGTGTTTTACTTTCATTTGACCGAATTCCAATATAGTTTTGATCTTCTCTAGTGTCTTTTTTCCATCCTTTTTATTAAAGTCAAATAGAAAAGAATCGTATGTAATCAAAATTAGCTTAGTCTTTGCTCCAGCAGTTTTAAGATAATTCTGTATCTGGTTTATCTTATAAATATTTTCTCTGGTCTCCATATTTTGCACCACGTAGTTAAATAGTTTGTACTTGGTCATTGAGTCGTCCATCTTGATTATTCTGCCTGTGGGAAGCTTATATGCGCGTTGCTTATTGTATTGCTTCCACATATCGTCTATATAAGAACCCATTTGGGCAAAGAAGTCTATATGCTTGTACTTTTTATCAACTCCGCCGTAAAGCTGTTTGAATGTAATTGTTTTAGACTCTTTATAATCCTCTTCAGTAAGTTCTTCTTTATTGAAGTAACTTTTACCAAGATACTCGTGGAAAGACTCTTGTGGACATTCGAAGCCTATTAGCTTTGCGATTAGTCTTAGGTGATAAGCGTCAAAGTCAAATTCAACTAAAAAATCGTTGCTCGGTAAAAAACAGCTTCTAAAGTCGTTCTCTTTGGGAATGGCCAAGAAGTTAATGCTGTTGAATGAATTTGTTGGTCTTCCTGTTAAGTTGTATAGATTGTAGCAGGAGTACATCTTGTCCCCTTTAATAGAGTAATTCTGGTCGTGAATCTGGTACTTATCCAGCAAACATTTTACGTCTACCTTTATTGGATTCTCCTCGACAGATTTGTACGCGTTAATGAAGTCCTTTTGCGTTTGTATATCTGTCTCTAGATCGAAGTAGCCTTTAACGTAATCGTACAAGCATTGACATCTCTCGTAGTGCTTTGCTATGGGAAGGATCTCATTTATAATGGGAAGGTGCCCATAACGAGAGTAAAAATCGTGGTGTAAATTAGTATCGCAATCGAACTGGTTAAATTCGTTGGTCTGATCTAGATTAACGAAGTGTAGATCTATGGCGTTAGGCAGATCTAAGAAGTAAGAGTGAAACTTCTTGTCCAATAAGTATACTTTCTTGTGAGACTTAAGAAACGAGTGGACCGCTTCGAAATCTAGACTGAATGCTTCTGAATGTTTGAATGGGAATATATACCCTTTTTCACCATCGTTATAGTAAAGTAAACTTGCGTACGTTAGTTTAGGGTGAAATCTATCATTGCCAGTAACGAGCTGTACGAAGCACTCGTCTTTAATACTCAGCTTTTTAAACTGATCTATATTTTCTACAATGAAATACATAACCTTTAATTTCTATAAACATAAACAATTTATTGATACCTATTCAACTAAATTATTCAGTGGGTCTAGAAAACTTCGCGTATTCACCACCGATGAATTCTATAAGGCCTAAGAAGTTTTTGCCAGCATCTTCAGTATTCTTTTTGTTTACGTCTATAATACCCAATCTAATATCGTACTGAGAATATCTTTTTGTGTTTAAATCTCCTGTAAGTTTCCAAAAGATCTGAGTCACCAAATAAAATGACACATCATATCTAACTGTTCCATTCACAAAATCATTGTACTCTTGAGGAGATATTTCTGTAACGAAACCTTTACTGTTGATCTTCTTAATAAAGTATCTAATAAAATAACCCCTAGTGTAATCGTCTTGTGTAGGTTTTGGATAATAAGATACAGGTTCTAGAGCTTGTGTTTTTATAACGTTTGTCTGTCTTAAAAATTGATTCTTTACATAAGACGGTAAATTAGAAGAGTTTAAATATTCTGAATTACCGAAGTCTTCAAATGTTTTTAACTCTTCGCTTGGTCCAATTATAGGATTTGGTCCGCTAAAAAATTTATTATCGTAAGTTTGATAGTATTGACCTGAGTAAGGCACGCCATTTAATAAAAGACGATTTCCTGTCGTGTTTAAATTGGTTTTAACTCTAAATGATGGATAATATTTTATCATAATAATTTACCTGTTCCGTCTAAATAAGTAGATAACACACCCTCTTTTAAAGCGATGTGCAAATGTGGAGGCCATGAATAATCAGCAGATGGAGGTTGCCCCACATAACCTAATAAGTCTCCTTTTTTAACTGCACCTTTTTTTACAACTACATCTAAGTGAGTATAAAATGCTTGAGTATTACCAAACAATGTAAATCTATATCCCCAAATAAGTGGAACTTTTTCGTAGAAGTTTATGTTTTCTACCTTGCCATCGAATAGAGCATACACTGGAGTGAAAGCTGGCACAAATAAATCCCACGCATTTGTACTTTGCCATTGGCCTTGTTGTGAAGGATCTCTTGCTCCATGCGCTGGTTGAGATACTGCATTTCCAAGAGATTTGCTAGTTCCAAAAAGAAACAAAGACGTAGAAGCGGCAGATTTTTGCGCAAGGTCCGTGCCTCTTGGAGTAGATCCTCCTGATCTTCCAGATGGATCTATTGCATTATAAGAAGAATTTCCTTCTGGGTTAAATGAGGCTTGCTTTCCTTTTCTTAATGATGTGTTCAAAGATCCTGAGAAATCTCCTCTCTCTTTTAAATAGGTCATATTGGCCTTGATCGCAGTAGTCCACTCATTGTTTTCTATTGTGTGAACATTTCCTGTAACCATGAATCCAACTTTTTGAGAGCCTTTAGAAGAGTTTCTAAGATTGTAAGTATATGGAAGAAACTTTTCTGATATTGTAAAGCCTTGCATCATATTAAATCCTGAGATGCCGTCTAATGTAAAGTTAATGGATACAGGAATCATGGCTGCCGCTCTTGTTGGCGGAGCTAATTTACTTACGCTAAATTTTTCAATATAGTAGTTTGTTGCATGACCGATATTTTCTGTAGACGGATTATAAGTGCCGTAGAAATCTGTTACGTTTTTATTGAATTTTAAAGCAGAAGATACTATAGCATCCGTTGCTTCTGTAGTAGTTTTTTTGCCGTCTTCTTTTTTAATTATATTAGAATTCTCTGTTCTATTTGAGATGTATCTGTCTTTATAACTTTGATTGATAAAACCGTAAGGCGTACCGTCTACTGAATTTGCTGATTGTTTTTGCACTTCGGCGTTAGCACTAATTGCTAAAACATTTGCCATTTTTGAGGATATATCAGTTCTTAAATCTAAACTTCTGGCTATAGAATCTCTGCCGTATATTGGAATATCGTATTCTGAAGTCTTTGGAACAATAACTTCTTCAGGTAATCCAGGAACCAACTGATCGTCTATTATTTGAAGGCAGTTAGAGGTATCATCGTAAGAAAATCTAAATATGTTAAAATTACCAAGAGTTTTATTCATATCAGATAGAATCTGTTCTACGAAGGCTTTTAAAAATACACTATTGGTTTGATCTTGAGAAAAGAACTGCTTAATTATATCAAAAACGTAATCTATATTAATCAACACATTCATGATCTTGCCTCTGTAAGCGTCGATCTTTTCTTCGCCTTTAAATCTAGGAATGTCTCCAGAAATTGTGTCTTTTTCAGGACTAAATAAAGGCGTTAATGCATTTTTATTGTCTTCGGCGCCTTTTATGTTGTCTCCGTCTAAAATATTTGAATAAAAAAGTGTTTTATAATCGTCAAAAGTTCCTTGAAAAGGAATCATAAAAGTCATACCGTTAGTGGTCATATGACATGGGTGACTCAAACAAAAATTAGTTTCAGGATTGTAATCCATGTACAATAGAGGCGTTTTTGTTTTGTCTGTTTTTTCGTCGTACAAATTACAACAGTGATTCAATATAAACATTAGCAATCCCAACTGAATGTATACTGGGTGCGCTAATCGACTACCATCATTGATGTCTTGATTTACATCGTAAGGAAGCACATAAGATTTTAATAACTTTTTGTAATCGACTTCTGGAATCTTGGTGCCTTTATTTGAGAGTAGAGCTGAGTTAAATCCGTACTTTATGTTTTTTTCAAATGGATTGTTATCGCTAAGACTGTTATTTATAATTTTACCTATATAGTCTTTAAAGATTCCATCAGAAAATACCGGAATAGCAAATTTTTCTGTAGCTAGATCTACTTCTTTAACTCTTCTTTCTAAATCAATTTTTTTAGAACTTGAATTAATAGCTTCTATCAAAGAATTAATTTGTATGCTTCTTAGAGTAGCTTCTAAAGAGGATTGATACTGTACTGCTGGTTTTGTTTGATCTGTACTTGTATTAGAAGTTGGATTTGTATTTTCTGGTCCTGCTTTAGCTGTATCCTGGTCGCTTAAACTATCTCTATATTTTTGATATTCTTGAGTAGAAGTTTGAATCTTTGATAATTCTATTCCACTAATAATTGAACTATCTGAAATTGTTATGGAAACTTCTATTGGAATATAGGATTTATCGTCTCTCAATTCTACGGTAGTAGTCCTACCCTTTTCGTCAATTTCTTTAGTTTCTCGGTATACAGTCCCTGGAAGTCTATACTCGTAGATAAGAGTTAATTGATAATTAGGTTGAATATTTATTGAGTCTAAATCGCTAGCGGCATTTACACGCCTAGTTAAGAATTGAGGATTAGTTTTATTATTTTTATCTAGAAAAACAGGTGCATTTTCATTATTTAATCGTAATCCAGTTCTGTTCATTCTTTCAACAAACTTATTTTGCGTAAAAAAAGATATTATATCCGCAAGCATATCAACTTTGGTATGTGAGTAAACTATAGTATTGCCTGTATTTTTATTTTTTTCAGGAAATTTAACATTAAGAATAAAGTTGTATGGAGTTGGTCCGCTATAATTTGCTGTAGCCACATTATTAGAATTAGAAAAATATTGAGTCATAATTTCGTATGGCTTGTCAATAAGGAATTCTTCATTAAATGGAATATATGCTTTTTGTGCGGCTTCTTGAGGAGAATTTTGATTTAAGGCTTTTGTTATGTTAGAAGCGTTATAAAAGACACGATTTATTTTTGTTTGATTAGTTAAAATAACTCCGTATTTTTTTAAATATAAACTGCTATCTGGATAGTACCAATAATCGTAATCTAATCTATAATTGTAGTCTTTTTTATTAGAATTCGTAATTAAATCACTAGGAGATACCGCATAGTTATTAAAAAAGGCATTTGTAACAGTTGAAGGAGTTGATTCTAAATTTTCGTTCTTTTTATTATCTTCTAATAGAATAGCTTGCCAACTGTTATACTCTTTTTCTATCTGCGCTGCTCTTTCGGCTTCTTTTGTTTGTTTTTCTTTCGCGGCGGCTATTGCTTTTTCTGCATTTTCTTTTGCCTCTTGCTCTTTCTGTATATCTCTATAAATGTTATTTAATTGTTCTATTGTAAATTTTAAAGGCTGAGCTAAAGTTGCAGGTTGGTTTATCTTTAAGCTATCTGCTAAAGATCCAAGTCCAACCAATTTTAAAACGCAATCGTATCCGCCTTCTTGATTGTAAGAGAAAGAGAAATTACTAACCATGCCCAACATACCATCGTAGTTGCCTTTGGACTCTCTTCTTTTTGCGCCTAATTGAAGAGCTATCTGTTCTTTTGTTAAGTTATCTTTAAAAGGATCTAGACTAAGAAGTTCTGTGGCTTTTAAAGCTGAGGATTCCGACTCGTAGTAGAAAGTATTTCCCCATTCCAAAAACATCATGTATCCCAATTTAAAATACAGGGCATCTATTATGTCTAATTGACTTTTGTCCCAAACTTTAAATTCTATTGTTGCGCCTCTAATAGATCCCAATCGGCCTTGAGTTTCTACTACCACTCTAGTTAAACCTGGCATTGGGCGGTAACCAAAATCTCTTACTTCTTGATCTCCCAACATTGAGTAAGTTTCTTTAAAGCCTTTTCTTAGTGTATAAGTTGCTACTCCGTTCTGATTGCCGTATTTAGAAACTCCTCCGTAAAGTACAAAGTTTTTAGCTAAATCTTCTGGCTTAGCTAAAGTTATCCCAGTTAAATCTTGAAAATATTTTGTATCTGATGCGGCGGTTATATTGATAGAAGACACTAATCTAACCCAACCAGTTTTGTTTGCAAGATACTTTAAGTTTTCGTTGTCTCTATTGGTTTGAGTACCTTTTTTGCTTCTAGTTTTTAACTGTTCTAAAAGCCAAAAAGGAATGTGAGTGCCAATGACGTTAGATATTTTATTATCGTTTATTGCCATACTATCTTAGTGAGTTAGCGTTTCTGTATTGATTAACTACAGACTGAATATCTGAAGGAATTCTTAATTGAGCGCCTGGTGGTGGATACAATGAATCGCCTGGTAATGAATTTGCGGATGCTATAACCCACCAAAAACTCGTGTCTCCGTAAAAGTCATAGGCCATTAAATCCAATCTATCGCCTAATACTACTATCACGTAAGTATCGTCTTCTGAAACTGGAATTTCTGGATAAACGTTGTTGACATAGTATTGACTACCTGTTGCTTGGTATTTTGTTACGTCTATATTTTGGTATCTGTTAAAACTCATATTCTTCTAGTATTGTTATTAAAGAACCCGGATTCTTCTAGACCAGAAAGTAGTTCTCTAGTTGCTGAGGCTTCGTTTATAAGATCTCTAGTTTGTTGTTGTAATCTATCACTTTCTTGTCTTAATCTTGTAGTATCAGTTTCGTTTTTAGCTTCACTATCTACTATCATATTTCTATTTGCTAATAGAGCAGGTATATCGTTAAGCTCTTGTGCTCTTCTTGGTAAAATGTCCATGATAGGTTTGAAGCTAACAGCAACGTTTAAGTAATGCGGCAACTCTCCTACTGCTCTGCTTTCTTTTTCGTCTTTTAAAGAAGCTATTTCCCAAGAGGTATCTTCTTCTATCGTGATGTTGATGCTTTCTAAAACTCCAGGAGTCCTATATAAATAATCTCCTATTGTTAATTTAATGATAGGCGCTCTCATAGCTGAAGTAGTTGGACTGTAATCTGGGTAAACTTGACTGGTTAAATAGTTAAGCTTCTCGTACATTGGTCTTAATTCTGGTCTTGATTGCGCAAATATTTTGAAAGAAAAATTGACAGTACGATCGAATCCTTGATACGTTCTAAAATTTTCTCCTCTACCCAAATATTTAAACGTGTTATATTCTGCAGCGTGATTATCACTTATACCAGATAAAAATGCTCTAAATACTAAAGCCGTAGTTTTCGTAGGATTATCATTAGATATCGCTTCAAAACCAAATTTAATTATGTCTTTAGCGTATGGATTTTCAAATGGAGAATCCCCCTCTTTAACATTAAACGGCAGCAAAGTGTTTAATCTATCTACGCCTACGTCTGTGCCTTGAACATAAGAGGTAAACGTACGATTATCTCTGCTAATTTTAGGGTCTCCAGGATTTCCGGATTTCATTTTATTTTGAATGCTATCTTCAGCAAAATTCCAAGCTTTCGCTCTTTGAGATGGACTTGCTACTTGACTTCTAAAATCCTGTATCTTTGAAATGTTTTGAAATAAAGAATTAGTTTTATTTTCTTGTTGAATCTTTATCTGATCGTATGTAAGAGTAAGTATATTTGAAACTAGCGTTGTATCTGTAGCTCTTCTTATTACTGTTTTTCCAACACCGTAAGTAGATCCAGGACCTTGTATGTAATCGAATAGAATACTCTTATTCAAAGACATGCCCAAAGTATTGTATAAATTAGGATCTGTAAATTTTACCTCTCTATTGCTATTAAACATTTTAGTTTGATAGAAAGCATATAGTCTATTTCTATCTTTTCCGTTTACCGTAGTGAATTGCTTTTGAATGGTAGCAGCGTAAAAGTTTTGAAATTGAAAGCCATTGATACCGATTCTGTCTGGTCTGTATCCTGTGCCAGAAGTTAGTACAGCGTTCAATAAATTTTTTCCACTTGGATCGTATATCCATGTGTTTGGAATAGAGCCAAAAGAGGTAGATTGATAACCTTGTGTGGTTTCCATTCTAGGATTAGTCTTTTGTAACTCTACTTGTTTTTTCAAGAAAGCAGGTCCTTTAGCTCCGTCTTTAAGAAATTTTGATATTCTTAATTGATCTATTTCGCCGGTTAAAGTTCTTCTAGCCGTTCCTGTTCCTGGGTCCAATTCTGATCCGCCTCTTATAGGATAATCTAAACTGTTTCTGTTTCTTTGATAAAACTGTAAAATAGAATTCGTAACAGGCCCAGCGTCTTGCATTGGAAATTTAACGTAAGGTAAACCAGAGTTTCCTCCTTGTGGTTGATCCATTCCGTATTTCAACGTAGTGAAGTCTGTCTTCTGATCTAAGAAAACTGAATCCTGTAAATTTGGTGAATTATAGTTTAGTGGCATTAAGAAGTGTATCTAGTTGTGTCGAATTTTGTGTAAGAGTTGTTTTCGAAACTGTTTAACATTAATTTACCTGTTGGAACTCCGTCTAATACTACGTTTCCTGTTACGAATCTTACTTGTGAATTTCCTGTATCAGATTTTTGATTTGCGAGTTTTGTCAATAACTCAACAGTCTTTGTTGAATTATCTGCGGTCATTTTAATTAACTGTAAACTGCTAGCTCCCAAATAGGTTTCACCG